ATGGGGGACTGGCTAGGTGTACACTCATGTGTACTGACTACCTAGTTCGTAATGGCCCACGGTCTTAACGACGGAGAGACCACAATTGACTACACTTTCCTTTGACCAACCTGACGTGAAGACCACGCAGTACTTTGTGTTTGATAACACACCTGCGTGTTCGTCATGGACGGACGCCTCAACTTCAATCAATCGAGTGAAGAAAGGTGCCTTGGTCAGAGCAGAAACGCCAAACTTTAAAGCCGCATTGGCTCGAGGCGAACTGCTGCCTTTAAACGCATACCGGAAATGGGACTATCTGGCCGAAAGAGGCCAGGGTTTTGTTTCACGGACGCGTGATCAGTCAGGAAAGCTATGTACCTCGCACATTTCTCAATACCATTATCCGTATTTCTATCTTTACGATGGAGAACGGGTTCTGGCTGAGAAGATCCCTGATCCTTGGGCAGAAGTTAATGCTGAGGCCTTAAAGGTCCAAGCAATAGCAAACTGCGCCGCGGACTTGGATACACTAACTACTTTGGCGGAAAGCCATAAGACGTTAGCGATGGTGCGAGATGTCAGAGAGGATGCGAAACGCCTTATCCTTAAGGCTCTTCGCGGGGGCAGACATACTGCTCAAGCCGCAGCCAATGCTTGGCTGTGGTGGAAGTATGGCTGGCAACAGCTTGGTTACGATATGCAAAACATTGCAGACTTCGTAAATAACCCTATTAAATCCCACATTGTGGAAGGTAGGGCGGGCGTGAGCCCACTGTTGAAACTAGTCATTCCCCCAGAGGAAGTCGTCATGCAATCAGGTACATGGACTACAACTCGGACTTGCACCATTGATGGTAGCTGCCGAGCCCACGCTGTTGTGAGATATTACACTCGAGGCCTTAACCAGGTCGCGAGTATCCCAACAACTATGTGGGAGTTAGTACCCTACTCCTTTGTCGTTGATTGGTTTATCAACGTTGGAGATGTGTTACGAGCATGGGACGTTCTTTTGCTTGCAAAAGACGTTCGTGTTAGCCTCGGCGACAAGATGTCAATGAAAGTTAACACTACTGCTACGTACGGACCACCTGGTTCCAACCCTCAATGGGTTGCTGCTAGTGGATCCGGATTGCTTGACGAATTGTATGAGCGTAAAACGCGCATACCTTCCAATGTTCCTTCCTTGGTTCCGTCCCTACAGGTTCGCTTAACGGGGTCACGCATCATTGATGCCGCTTCCCTGTGTACGAAACCTATCATCAATAGCTCCTTTAGGAGGTAGCTAATTATGGCATCCTTTGCCACGTCAATCTCCGAGTTTTCGGACAAGGAGAATCACCGTACGTACTCGGTTTCGGGTCATACGGTCCAGGCTCCTAAGCTTCTAATCCAGAAGCGCAAGGTGCCTGCCACGACCGAGGCGGCTTCCGAGTCGCATCTCATGGTCGTGTACGGAACCTCAGACGTTGAGGGAAACCCTCTCGCGTCTAAGGTTGTCTTCGATGCAGGCGTTCGCTATCCAGCGAACGGTCAGTCTACCGACGTCACCGCGGCTCTCGCCGTTTTCCGTGACTTTGTAGCGTCCGATGAATTCACCGCAATGGTGAACTCGCAGGCCTACGTCCAGTGATGAGCGAGCGTGCGTTAAAGCTGCACTATGTGCTTCTTTCCGCCGCTTTCATCTTCGTTCTTTTGAACGAACCTAGACTGGATCGGTTTCCCGAGGTCGTCCATGGCCTCACTGACTTAATTAGGAGTATTCACGATGAAACCCCTACCGCGACGGACAAAGAAACCTGTCCGATTGAATCCCTTCGATATCGCGCGGAACCTGCTGAAGACCCTGCTCCCAGACCCTGAAGTTGACGCTTTCAAAAGCGCCATGGGTCTCATACGTCAGCGGTCTCACGACCGTTTGGCTGAACTTGGTCAGATAACGGACTCAGCTTTAGCAGAGTCCGAACTGTGGTCAGTGATTGTAATGCGGCAGATAGCCGCGCTATTCAAGAAGAATAGTACTTTCGCTGACGACGACGTTTGTACCCTTAACGCTCAGAAGACTTTTGAGCGCGGGGAGCGCAAGTGTCGTATCACCAACAAACGTCTTGACTGGTACTACTTCCACGAGGATCGTCTTGATCCAGAATTGAAAGTACTCCTTACCAAGATGCAGAGAGATATTGCATCTCTTCTGGGTGACACAGAGATCTTCATCGACGCAATGCCGAGGTTGATCAAATTGACCAATGGAGCAACCGAGGATCGGCCGCGCCGCCGTTCGTATCCTTTTCTGAAAATCTCAGGAAAGTTACGCGGACCGCGAGCGGCAATTCCTTACATCGGGAGATTACTCCAAGAATTTGGAGTAGACTTGTCCTCCTGTGTTTACACGTGTGTAGAGCAAAATGCTATTACACTCGTACCGAAGAACTGGAAGACTCATCGCACGATTGCGAAAGAGCCGACCCACTCCTTGCCATTCCAGCTTGCGCTGGATGGTTGGCTTAAACGCCTTCTAAGGAAATGGAAGATCGACTTGTCTTCTCAGGCGAAGAACCAAGAACTAGCTCGTGTCGGTTCCCTTCAGGGAACTTTCGCGACCATAGACTTGGAGATGGCTAGCGACACCCTCAGTTTAAACGCTGTGGCTCTGTTACTACCTCCTGATTGGTTTAAGCTCTTATCGAGCTTTCGATCAGCTTCGTTCATGGCTCCATGGGGCTTTGGCGATTACGCCAAGTTTACCTCCATGGGGAACGGTTATACGTTCTCTTTAGAGACCATGATCTTCACTGCGGCTTGCCGTGCTTGCGGTTCTCGTGAGTACGCCGTATACGGCGATGACATCGTCATCGAAACCGAATACGTACCTTCCTTGGTAAAGCTGCTTTCCTTCCTAGGTTTCAACACTAACAAAGAGAAATCCTTTGTTAACCGAGATTCACGATTCCGTGAATCCTGCGGGTGCGATTACTACAAAGGGGAATTGATAACTCCCTTTTATCTCAGAGTATGTCCGAAAGAAACGGACTACTCCGGGGTGTCGCATGTGTTGAATGGTCTCGTTGCCTGCACCGCTGTACCAGGCCCCATGTGGGACTGGGTTGCGGCCACGGCGCGTAGACTACGTCTGCGCCTTGTTCCTTGGAACGAGGACTCCAGGTCGGGAGTGTTTATCACTCCCCATTCAGCCTGGAAGACTAGGAAGCTAGAGGTCGATAGGCGGATATATCCTAAGAAGGATAACCCAAACTTCGGGTTCCCTGTTTATAAGGGATATCAACCTACACAGGACCGTCGAAAGACGGTAGGACGTAGGTCACTGTTCTACTGGTTCTTGAAAAAGAAACAGCCGACTGATCTATCCGACTTCACTCCGAAACGTACGTCTGCTAGACTTCTGCAGGCTAATGCGAACGGAGGAGAAGGTTGCGAATTTGGAACCGCAACGGTTACCTCTTTCGTCAACGTAAGGACCCGGTATGTACATAGTACACGCCGGTTCGACCCGAAACCAACAGCGACTCCGAGTTACCTCTTCCTTTGGGACGAGGTAGTTTTGGGTCA